TAGGTGAAACTTAATTTAGTCATGCAGTGGTAAGGACTAAATCTTTATTTAATTTTACCGCTTTGTTTTTGGCAACTTTGTTTAGCACCTCTTTTTGCTCCTTTGTTATTTCGGGCTTACTTGCAAACATCGTGCGAATTGATGGCGTTAAAATTTGGTTCAAAAAATCGTTTATTTCGGTTTCGTTGAAATTCGTCTTGAATGTCTTATCATCAAACATCGTGCATTTTTTGTCGCCAAGCGAAACGCTCCAAATCGCAGTCCGTTTGTCAGCACCATCTCGCAAATCGCTAATAGAGTCGGTATCGGCTCCGCACTCTCCTTTGTGCTCGTCATACTTTTTGAACCACGAATTGAGTGCCTCAATACTACGGGCAAATTTCAGTCCGTTTTGCTCCGCTTCATTACAAGCGATTACGAACTTTTCAGCGATACGGGGCGGAATTGACCCCGCTTTGATGCACTTGTAAAAATGCCCCGCAGTCATGCGATAAACCAAAGGGATGATGTCCTTTTTAGTTACCTTAAGTTCATTGTCATTTGCAAGGTTAATGACGGCTTTGCAAAAATCGTCAAACTTTTCAATTGTTTCATCTAACTTTTGACATAACGCAATTTGCGACTCAAAACGCAAAATGTCATTTTTTGAAACGCTTGTAATCAAATCGTTCACTTTGCCTAATTCAAGGACGTTTTTTTGTGCAGTCGTTAACATTCCGTCAACGATAGTGCTAATTGTGGTGTTTTTCATAATTTGTCATTAAGACAATACAATACTAATACAAAAATATCATAATACCTAACAATTTAGTAAAATTATAGGCAAGTATCTTTGAAGATACTTTGTAACTTATTGAAATTCAATGAGTTAGGGCGGAGGTCGTAATTTTTGGGGTAACGCGGACGCGTAAAAATGGGGGCTTAGCCCAATGGTAGCAAGGCTTGAGCCACAAAAAAAGGCAAAAAAAACGGGGTAAAAATGCGGAAACGGGGAGGGGGTACGGCAGAAAAAAGTGACTTTCCTGTGGGGTCCGGCACGCAAATCGGGGGGTATAACCCCTTTACTACTATCATCTCGTATCCCAAATACTTTGATTATATTTGCGATATCATGATAAAAAAATTCAATATTATAGCCAGCCACTTAAGCAGTGGCTCTATGCAGGAGGCCCCAAGTTACGAGATGGGAATTAGTAAGTACGCAAGAATGCGTCAGGAGATGTTAGCCAACAAGAAGATTAATATGATGGCTGATGCCTATCGCAAGGCGGAGGAATCCGAACCATCTTTGGGCATGATTATGCCAATGGTGAAGAAGTAATTCTAATCCAAGAATGATATTAAGGGGGGCTATATGCCCCTCTTTTTGTTTCTAAAAGTCAACATGAATACTTTGAATATTGCCAATCTAACCCCGAAAAACGATATTCAAAGTCAACATATATTCACCATAAAGTCAACATAAATGGTTTCATTTTCAACATAAATACCCTCAAAGTCAACATAAATAACCCGATTTTCAACATATTTTGTATCAAGTTCAACATATTTTTTTATTTTCAACATAGGTTATTCCTACAAAGAAACTACAAAGTACAAAACTATTACAATAATATGTTGATTTTAACATAACTATGTTGAAATTTATGTTGAAAATGAATCTTGTAACTTATTAGTATATAATAAGTTAAATAGAAATATGTTGAAAATGTTGAAAATCACCCCGTTTTAAAAAAAAAAAAAAAAAAGTTACGCATTAGTCTTTCTAGAGAGAGAGTAAGAAAAATCAACATAATTTTCAACATATTCAACATGGCTTGTTTTTCTTGATTGGTTTACCAAACAAGAAAGAGGTAATCCAAAGTTCCAAACCATGACTTTTATTTTGGTTTTGTTCATGATGATTGTTGGCATATATTTGCATCACATTCTAATCTAATTCAAATCTAAAATGACAACAGGATATTCTCCAAAGGAGTTATCATTTGACGAGAAAGGCAGGGCCCAACTTATCAGTGGTATTAAGAAACTTTCTAAAGCGGTCAAGAGTACACTCGGACCAAATGGAAACACGGTATTGATTGAGTCACCTCATCACACGCATGGGCTGACGGTCACCAAGGATGGTGTAACTGTGGCTAAGTCGATTGATCTGATTGACCCGATTGAGAACTTGGCTGTGAAGATCATGAGGCAAGCGGCCGATCGTACGGCTACGGACGCGGGTGATGGCACAACAACCAGCATTGTGTTGACGGAGGCTATCATCATGAACGGGTTGGAGTACTTGGACAATTTGTCGTTGAACCGTTCGCAACTCTTGAGGGAGTTGGTGGAGGTGAGTGACAAGGTGGTGGAGATACTGAAGAAGAAGAGCAAGAAGTTAACGAACTCTATGCTTGTGGATGTGGCTACCATTTCTGCCAACAATGACAAGAGCATTGGTCAGATCATTGCTGAGGTCTACAAGGATGTGGGCAAGAATGGTATTGTTACGGTTGAGAAGTCTCAGAACACGGAAACGGGTGCCGAGACTACATTGGGTTTGAAGATTGACAGGGGGTATTTGAGTCCGTTGTTTATCAATGACCAGAAGAAAGACGAGTGCGTCTTCGATGATGTGATGGTATTGGTGGCCGACATGGAGATCAGTAACATCCTGCAATTGGAGTTGGTATTGAAGCCCATCATACAGGAGAACAAGAAGATATTAATGATTGCACCTTGCAATCCCAATGTGGTGAATACGCTGGCTGCGAATGTGATGAAGAACAATCTGAAGATTGTAGCGATTCAGCCACCGAGTTTTGGATACAAGCAGCACGAGTTGATGCAAGATATTGCATTGAGTGTGGGTGCGACCTACTACAGCGAGAAGACCGGTGATGATTTGAGTCTAATTAACTTCTCGGATCTAGGGCACGCGGCACGGGTGATCGTCTCAGCCGACAAGACCATCGTGTTAAAGAGCGATCTGAGGTCCGACCATACCAAGGTGGACGAGCGAGTGGCTCAATTGTGGCAGGCACACAGCCAAGCAACCAAGAAAGCAGACAAGGACTTCCTGTTAGAGCGGATAGCGTCCCTAACTGGTGGTATTGGAGTGATCTATGTGGGTGGAAATACAGACTTGGAGCAGAAGGAATTGTACGATCGTGTCGATGACGCGGTATGTGCGGTACGTTCAGCCCTCGAGGAAGGTATTTTGCCGGGCGCAGGACGCGCTTTGCACGAGATTGCTACACAAGACCCCATGTTCCAACAGATCTTCGCTCACAACGCAGAGAAAGCAGCCGCCATTGCCATCCTAAAGGCAGCATTACAGTCCCCTCTCGAGCAAATTCTTCACAATGCCGGCATTAATCCGATCGACGTGTACGATAACACGCAGCAGTGTGGCTTCGGGTACAACTTAAAGACGGGTGAGCACGGTGATTTGATCAAGATGGGCGTGATCGACCCGTTGAAGGTGACAAGGTGCGCCTTGCAAAACGCCATCAGCGTTGCGGTGACCATCCTTTCCACCAATGCCATCGTCACAATGGCAAGAGTTTACGAGGCACAGCAATAATTTAATCAAATCATAACATGCAACCCATAGGCAAGTATATTGTGGTCTCCAACATTGAGGAGGAGATCAAAACGGACGGAGGGCTGCTACTTTCAGCCCAAGACACAAGTGAATTTCGCTATAAGAAGGCGAAGGTAGTGGCATCAGGCACAGACGTGGCGGTAATTAAGCCATCTGATCTGATCCACTACGACAAGAACCAGAGTTTCACGATGGTGATTGACAACCATCAGTACACGATCATACAGGAGAGAGACGTTGTCATTGTCCTCTAGTCTTGCGGATACGCTCATCGCGTAGTCTTTGCTTTTCTACTTCGGCTTTGAACTCAGCGTTCTTCTTCTTGGTCTCTTTGATTTCATCGACCATGTCACCGATAAACTTCCGGTAGCGGCGGTCCATGTATCTACGTCGATGGTGCATCATGCGCTGGCTGGTGTCGGGGAAGCCTTCTCCATTTAAGATTTTGTAAAGGCCGGTGACAACGCGCTGTGTTTTCATGGTCACTTCGTAGACATCGCGCTTACCGTACTTGTTACCGGAGCCAAGTTTGTTGATCCATCCGCGCTCGGTCAGGCTGTTGAGTCTGATGAGGCTCCATGAGAACAGACGCTCAAACTTTTCAAATTGGTAATTGCTAAAGTAATGCTCGTCATGGATATAGAACAGAATGTCTAGATCTTGTTGGCTTAGGTCGTACTTCTGGAAGGCATATCTTCTGACGACTCTCCAGTACTTCATGTAATTGTAATGCGGCGCTTTCATTTAATTAGATTTGATTATATTTGTATGCAAAAATACTACAATCATGGCAGACAAAATCAAAATAGCAAAGCCAGCGGCCACCACGAACACGTATCGGGCTACTCCTCCAACGCGGTCATACCAAGATAGCGTTTCGGCTTACAACATTACTCGCGATCCCAATTTTAAGCCAACTGGGAAGAACAGAACTTTCGTAAAGGCAGTTCCAACCAGCACAGTTAAAGCAAAAAAGAAATGAGAAACAATGTAAATCCCTATTTGCCTATTGGACCTCAAACTAAGAAAGAGGCTAAGAAGGAAGAGAAGGCTAAGGTAACTCCTCCACTTACCGCTTCTGGATCAGCAGAGGCAAAGGCCGCCAAGAAGAAAGAGAGGATAGGAAATATTGCTGCTATTGGCAGTGCTATTGTGGGGACCATTGGTATGATTGCAGCTGACGCTAGATTAACCCGTGGGAAGAACAGGTATTACAGCGAAAATCCACAACACAACACTCCTAATCCGACAACGAGGCAGAAATGGGACATGGGTAAAAACAAAAAATCAACAAAGAAATAATGGCAACTACAAAGAAACCAGTTATCGGTCCAGAAACTAGAGCCAAGGTTACCGGTGTTGTGCGTAAGGTACAAAACAGTAAGGCTGCTGGAGCCGTCAAAAGAGCAGGCGCACAAATAAAAAACGAGGCTAGAGTTATTGGTCGTGCAGTTACAGGATACGCAGCAAAGAAAGAAAAAGCAAACGAATCTTCTTCTCCTGCTAGCGCATTCCAAGCACCGAAGTCACAGGTGTTTGGAAGTGGTCCAATAAAGAGCCCAGCCAAACTTCGTGAGGAAAGGAAAGAGGCTCGTATTGACAAAAGGGAGGAGAGACAATCTGCAAGAAAGGCGGACAGGGTAAAGAAAGGCGTAGAATCAAACCGTTCATTTACAACAAGTTATCCATCATCTGAGAGATTTCAGTCTAGTAAGAATGGCCTTACGATGTACAAGGATGGTGCTGCAATAGCTTTGCCAGCCCGCAAAAGGGCAGCGGTTCGTGTGATCAGCGAGAATCTTAATACCAAATTAGAAGGCAGAGAGCGTAAAAAATTGGCAAAAGAGCGTTACGAGATTATAAAAAACAAGCCAACCAATGATGCTGAAATGCGTAAGCAGAATAAGAAGAAAGGTAAAGTGGCTGGCTCTACAACTTGTACACCGGGCAAAGGTGCAAACTTGTGTATAGACAAAGACGGAGGATTCTAAAAACTAAAAATAAATAATCATGAAAACTACAATGAAAAAAACCGTTAAGACGGGCAAAACTCCTGTTGCTAAAGCAGGCGCGAAGAAAATGATCATGGGCATGGCCAAAAAAGGCGATGCTAAAAAGAAAGGTTATTAATGGCTGACAAGTCCAAGATGGCGTGCAACCGTCCTGTCCCATCGGATAGGCCGGGCAAGAAGAAGATGGTGAAGGGGTGTGCCAATGGCAAGGAGAAACTCCTGCATTTTGGTGCCGAGGGCTACGGAAATAATTATTCCGCTGCTGCCCGTAAGTCTTTTAAGGCGCGCCATTCTTGTGACACAGCGAACGACAAGTTAACACCTCGTTACTGGTCGTGTAAGAATTTGTGGGCAGGCCCGGGTGGATCAACTACCCCGTCTCCCAAAAGTAAAAAAGGGAAGTACTGATGAAAGACGCATGCTATAAAAAAGTCAAGGCGCAGTACGATGTGTTCCCATCTGCGCGGGCATCACAGGCAATCGCCAAGTGCCGCAAGGGATCGGGCACCGTCCGCAAGACAAGCGAAGGCACGAGCCTAAAGAGGTGGCAGGCGGAGAAGTGGGTGGACACAAAGAGTGGCAAGGCGTGTGGGGCAGGCGGCAAGAACGAGTACTGCCGTCCGACAAAGAAGATATCTGCACAGACCCCAAAGACAAGATCAGAAATAAGCCCATCTAAGTTGGCTGCCAAGAAGGCGGAGAAGAGTAGGGTTGGTATGGGTGCTAGGGTATCAAAAGTTTAATTATATTTGTAAGATGGAAAATAAAAGCAAAGGATTAGGAGACACCATTGAGAAGATCACTACGGCTACTGGCGTAAAGGCCATGGTCGAGAAGGTAGCGAAAGCGGTAGGCGCAGATGACTGCGGTTGCAAGGCGCGCAAAGACGCTTTGAACAGGGTGTTCCCTTACGACAAGAATAAGTAAGTGGCCTTTCGATTGGTCATTTTATGATGTTATTTAAAATTCATATATTTGTACCATGGCATATCAAAAACTTCAAGTATCTAGAGCCGCTGCTGTAACACCCAGCGACACAGTAGATATCCCTAGTGTTTCCACCCAAGATGGTACCGGAAACAATGGCTGCGTATTGTACGTTGGCGTAGCAGGGGACGTTAAAGTTACCACCGCTGGTGGTGATACAGTTGTATTTACTGGTTTATTGGCAGGGATGTTTGTTCCTGTGCAAGTCCTAAAGGTTTGGGCCACCGACACAACGGCTACTGACATCGTAGCACTTTGGTAATATGATAAATGCGATAGGTATATATGTCGGCTACACGCTAAGGACTGGAGGGGCTCCGCCACCACCACCTCCTTTTGCGAATAGACAATGGCAAACGATCACCTCTCCTCAATGGCAATTAATTACAGATACTTGGAACTAAAATGGGAACTTCATTAACGGGTTTAACCCCGGCAACAACATACGATGCCTTAATTAAAGTAGGCGACAACGGACCGATCGACGGAACACTAAAGACTTTATCTGATGGTCTAGGCAATGACCTGCCAATGCAGGCATCTTCTACTGGTATAAACTTCACTGGAACCACATCTGGATTAGTTTCCGGCGTTAGTGGTGCTATTCAGTTCAGCAATGGAAGTGCGTTTGCAAGTGATGCGTCGAACTTATTTTGGGATGATACCAATAATAGGTTGGGTATTGGTACTACTACTCCTTTAGGTATTTTACATCTTAAAAGCACTGCTGCTACTACACGTATGGTAATGGATGGTGATGCAGGACAAAGTAAAATTATCACGTATCGTACCGCAGGATTACAAAGATTCGGATTATACGTTAACAACACCGCCGAAAGTGGTTCTAACGTAGGTAGTGATTTTGCTATACGTGCTTACAATGATGCAGGAACTTTGTTAAATACGCCTGTATTTATTAAAAGGAGTACAGGAAACGTAGGTATTGGAACTACGAACCCATTCGCATTACTTACTGTTGGTGGTCAAAGTAGTTTTTATTCAGTTCAAAGTGCTGGAACAGGGTCTGAATTTTTTTATAGCGACATCCATCCTGATATCACAGCAGGTGCAAATAGCCAAATTGTATCTTTGTTACGTTTAAGAGATAGAGGTTTTGCAAATACGGGTGGATTTACAGGTACTCAGAGATTATCGTTGATTATGGAAAATGTCGGAGGAAGTCAATTTCCTTTTCAATTATTTAGCGAATCGGGTGCGTTGCGTATAGGACATAGTTCTGTTGCTACACCTACGGCATTGGTTCATTTGAAAGGCAGTGGCTCAACCTCCGCAACAACATCGCTTTTGATTGAAAATAGTTCGGGTACGCAAACATTCAAAGTTGATGATAGTGGTTCTGTGCAAATTGGATTAACAAGTTTTATCACTTGGACTTTTAATTCAAATAGTTTAACATCTTCAAGTTATGCGTTTTTCTTAAGTAGTCTTGGTAGTATTATTTCAACGGGGGGAAGTGGTGGAGTTTTTGGAAACGATAATGGAGGTAAAGTTGCAGATAGTGGTATTTCTACGCCACAAGTAGCGTCCGCAGTTCTTGAAGTTTCATCAACCACAAAAGGCTTCCTACCACCACGAATGACAACAACCCAAAGAAACGCCATCGCAACACCGGCCACGGGATTGCAAGTGTTTGACAGTACAATGAACGCAACGTGCGAGTATAATGGTACGGCTTGGAGAGTATTGTCAGCGGGAGCACAGTCAGTTGCAGCCTCTACGGCTACTACTACTGTTGACATGTCCTCTGGTAACGTTCAGAACATCACACTTACAGCATCAACCACGCTCACACTTTCAAGTGCAACGGTTGGAACATATATCATGAAGTTGATCCAAGGCGGGTCAGGCTCATACACAGTGACATGGCCGGGAACGGTTATCTGGTCAGGCGGCACAGCGCCAACACTTACCACGACAGTTGGAAAGGTTGACATTGTGACCCTTGTATTTGACGGAACAAATTTCTACGGTACCTATAGCCTAAACTATTAATCTATGCTGTTCCCGTTTAGTTTCATGCAGACGACCTTAGTCAGCACCCCTGTGGCAACCGCTGCAACGGGTGTTGGGCAGACATCGTTCACAGCAAACTGGAACTCCTTTGCGGGTGCTTCTTATTACTTGCTTGACGTATCCACTAGCAGTTCATTCTCATCTTTTGTAGGATCTTACCAAAACTTTGTTGTACTTTCTACTTCTCAGTTGGTTAGTGGTCTGACTGCAAGCACAACTTACTATTACAGACTGCGTGCAGCCACAGGCGTTGACGCTGACGCTGCTGCTTTCTTTGGTCGTGTATACACAGCAGGTGGTGCATTGTCCTACACAGAGGTGAGCGCTACCGAGACATTGGTTGCTAACCTTAAAGCCAATTCACTTTGGACACCTATGAAAGCCATTTATCCAATGGTGGGCGCTAGTGCTGCGGCGTGTGCTCAGAACTTAAAGAGTAGTAGTTTTACAGGTACTTTTTCAAGCGGTTGGACTTTTGCGAGTACGGGCGCAACGCCTAACGGAACAAGTGCTTATTTTAATACAACATATAACCCGAGTGTAAGCGGTTCGTTAAATTCGGCACATCAATCTATTTACTGCCGTACAAATTTAGGTACAAGCGGAATCCTTGTTTTAATGGGTGTAAAAATTGGTAGTAATATTCAAACTATCGTGCCAACGGTAAACGGAATTGGTTCTTACAATAGTATTAATGGATTGGATACCGTAACTGCATATAATTATGCCCGTACTGATTCTTTTATTGCAACAAACAGAACAACTTCGTTATCATTTAATAGTTGGTATAAAGGCACGAAAGTCAATACCACTACTCAAACATCGGTAAGTATTCCTAACGGCAATATTTGGGTATCAGGTCGAAATCAAGATGGAAGTGTTCTTTTCCCCGATGCAAATGAAAAAGCGTGGGTTTCTATCGGTGACGGATTGACGGATACAAATGTTTCTGACCTTTACACCGCCGTACAAACTTTCCAAACAACACTTTCACGCCAAGTATAATGATAGGTTACACACTTACACCCGAACAAAAGGATTTGATTCAAGGGCAATACTACGCACCTTATCAGTTCTTTAATTGCGTTCAAGATATTAACGGCGTTTGGTTTTTGTTTCTTTCCGATGAAGATAAACCCGAAGTTGCCATCACTGAATACGCTTGGGTTTTAGATTTACCCGAAGCCGAATACATCCCACCACCACCACCACCATTCCCACCTAGCGCATGATCACAGGATACTCAAATACCATCTCAGTAACAACACTTGGCCTACTGCTGGACCTATACCCAAGCGCTGCAGCTGCTTATTCAGTGCGTTTATTGCGTACTGCTTATACAGGCAATGCGATTCGTGTGCGTAGGTCTAGCGATAATACAGAACAAGATATAGGATTTAGCGGTGCAAACCTTGACACATCAGCACTAACTACTTTTTGTAGTGGTACAAATGGATTTGTAACTACTTGGTACGACCAAAGTGGAAACGCCAACAACGCAACGCAATCAACAGCATCAAATCAACCTGCAATCGTTAGTAGTGGTGCTGTACTAAATGTAAATTCTAAACCATCAGTTTATTTTAATGGAACAGGGGAATTATTGCCTTTTTCAGTAGTTACGGGCGTTACAGGCATTGAAATATTTACAACTTCTTTGTTGTTCAATATTACGGGTGGTACTCTAAACTATCAAGGCGTTCCTATTGTTAGTTCGGCATTCGGCGGATTCATTGCAGATATGTCAATCGGTGCAAGAACAGGAGGTGCTCAAATTTATGGTGAAGGAGGAGGACTTGCTGCGGAAGCCATTACATCTGCAATCAATACAAATCAGCAATATTTATTTGATGGATATATGAATTCAACGCAAATGGGAATATCTATAAATAATGGTTCATTTTCAACAAATACAGGATTGAACAACAACGGAATTCTAAATACTATTGGCGGAGATGGGTCTTTTGGTATTCCATATATGTATGGTAATACACAAGAAATTGTAATATATACAAGTTTACAAACATCAAATAGAATTGGTATCAAATCTAACATAAATTCATACTATGCAATCTATTAACGGATATCAATATATAACACAACAGGAAGCAATTAACGCAAGAGAATTGTGCGATACTTACTACGGAATCCCTGTAAGCCCCGATAATGTAACGCAGAATTGGGTGGACTATCAGTTTGCTGAATTAAACACACCGCAATTTTGGTATATTGTTTTTGATGAATCATTACTCATAGTCCTAGGGACTCCGAGTACGTTTGAAGTTATAACACCACCATTTCCTCCAACAAATTAATTATATTTGAACCATGCAAGCCATACAAATAAATACCTTGGTTAATCTCACGAGTGGATTGACCATCCCATCAGGATCAGTTGTTGTAATAGCCGAAGGCTACGCTGATGTTAAGAGCCAGAAAGATGGCGTCATCCCTGCCCAGATCGCAACACTTGTTTACGCAAGTACCCAATCGATAGTAGAAGGCAAAGCCCCCATCCAAGGAATTGAGGATTTCAACACCACCTTTTCAAACCTTGAGTTGAGTGTTGTTTCTTACGAGACTATCCCGGCAGAAGCCTTATTGGTAAATTCAGTTTACGATGCTTTGGTAGCCATTTATGGCGCTGAGAACGTAGAGCAGATCACCATTTAAGTTTCTATATACAATGACCGCCATTAAGAAGACGCCCAATGCGTTGCCCATTTCGTTTGACCAATTTCGGAAGAACCCAATTGCTGCCGTGGCTTTTTGCATGCTGTTGGCTGTTAGTTATTTGTATGTTGACCTTCGCTCGGGCTACAAAGAGCAGATCGACAAAAGCAATCAAAAGATAGATGCTCTTGATATCAAGATCGACAAGTTGACGTACGCCCTTAAGAGATCTGATTCTTGTTTGGCATCCGCCATGACTGAAATCCGTATAATGCAAACGATGAAGAAACTATGAAAACGGCATTATTGGTTTTTACCGCCCTATTTATGACGGCTTATGTGTTCACAATTGCAAACGCAAAACAAACCCCTACAATCGACGAAATTGATGCGTTGCTTAGCAAGGTGTCAAAAAATGTAGAAAGTGCGGGAGAGGTCACCAAAATGGCTCAAACGATGAATGCAAAGATGGTTGAATCCAAGGTTGCAGAAAAGGAAGCGTTAAAAGCGGATGTTGTCAAGGCACAAGCCAAGGCGGAAAAGTATGCAAAGACCATGATGTACATGGGAATCGACACGGCAATGGCTGATATGGACACCGCATCTATTGAAAACATGTTACGACTAAACGGAATGAAATAATGGCAACAAAGGTTAAGTCAATTAAGGAGACAGCCAAGTGGAAGCCAAAGGCTCCTACCAAAAGACCCGGCGTTGTTTCAAAAAAGAAGAACTCTTCATTGAAGACCTCTAAGAATTACGTCAAAAAGTATAAAGGACAAGGATGAAAAAGATACTCGATATTTTCAAGGGAGACAAAGGCCAGTGGTCGTCTAAACGTTTCGTAGGCATCATTGGTGCATTTGTTTTATTTGGTACCATGGCTCACAACTCCATGTCACCACAAGAAATCGCGCCATCAAAAGAGTTGGTAGAGGCAGTAGAGTGGGTGACCATTCTATCGCTAGGCTTTACATCCATTGACAAGTTCAGCGGAAAGAAAAAAGATGTCGAAGAGTAATGCATCTATATTGCTGCTACTGTTACTGATCTTCTGTGGTATGGTATACCTAGAGTTTGCCGTACCAAAAACAAAGGATGTATCTCATGGCCCTGCAATACGCATCGTTCAGAAAGAGTTGGATACCTTGTACAAAATCAAACTCAAGTACAAGAAACTACACGACACCCAGACTATTATTGATCAAAGATATGACACGATATACCTCACTCTTGCTGGTGATACTTCTTGCGGTGCCACAAAGCGCCTCATCGCAATGCATCGATTCCTCGATAGTTGCGGCAAGTAACCACTACCTAATCAAAGGAGCCGAAGCCAGAGAGAACTTGGCCCTGTGCCGAGAGTTCCGCAAGGTGGACAGCGCGGTCATTGCCGAGCAGGACAAGATACAAACTAAGCTGCTCGATGAGTTGCAGAAGAGGGACAACAAGATCCACAAACTCAAGCGCATTTGCATGTCCCTTGCTATTGGACTAATATTCTTTATTTTTGTATAAGATGAACCTAACTGAAAACTTCTCATTGCGTGAGTTGACCTATAGTCAAACAGCAATTAAAAACGGGATTCCAAACATCCCCAAAGATCCACAAGTGGCTGAGAACCTAAAGACCTTGTGTGAAAAAGTACTAGAACCTTTAAGAGATGGTATGAAATGCCCGATCAAAATCAGCAGTGGCTACCGCTCACCGGAGTTGAACAAACTTGTCGGTGGTGCTAAGGCTAGCCAGCACAATGTTGGTGAGGCAGTTGACATTGACTTGGATGGCAAGAACGGCGAATTGTTTTCTTACATCGTTAACAACTTAGACTTTGATCAGATCATCTGGGAGTTCGGTGACGACAAGAATCCTGATTGGGTGCACGTGTCTTACAAATCAACCGGCAATCGCAAGCAATTGTTGAAAGCCTTGAAGGTAAGTGGCAAGACCCAATACCAAGTATTGGACGCAGCAAAATTCAAAAAGAAGAAAGCCGCTAAGTAATCATTACCATCCCCCTCTAATCAAGGGGGATTTTTATTTTTAAAAAAGCCATATATTTGTGGTAATGAAATTAACTCAAGAGCAGTTGGAGACAATCCAACAAATGAATACAGAGTACACGCGTTTGAGAATGAGCATCGCTGATTTCGAAATGAATAAGTACGCTGCATTAAGTGCAATGGAAGCCTTGCGTGAGAAGTTCTCCAATCACGAAAGACTTTTGATCGAACTCTATGGTGAGGATGCGGTCATAAACATGAAGACCGGAGAGATAACAAAGAAGGAAAAAGAATAACAAAATGAAAATTTCACAGTACGCCAACGCCACACCCCTTGGGGTATCTAGCAAGTTGATCGGAACAAACGTTTCCGCTAACGACGAAACTGCTAACTTCACGATCTCTGATGTGTTGGGATTGGGTGATGCATATTTTGCACCGAATGATTACGGTTCGTTCTTTGATTCAACCACTCAGAATGTGACTTCGGGTCAGATAGCAGCGATGAAGTATGCAACGACTGTGAATTCAAACAATGTATCTATTGGTTTAGATGGTTCTTCAAACGCAACACAGATTACCTTCGTTAATGCCGGTGTTTACAACATCCAGTTCTCCGCACAAATATATCGTGCGTCTGGTGGATCAGACAAGAAAGTTAGCATTTGGCTTAGAGTGAATGGCGTGGATGTGCCTAATAGTGCAACCCATATCACCATGAAAGCAAACTCAAACTACGTTATTGCTTCTTGGAATTTCTTCCAACAAGTAACCAACGGACAATACGCTCAAATTATGTGGAGCCAAGATGACACAATCTCTTTGCTTGCTGAACCAGCAGATTTGATATTGCCACATCCTGCGGTTCCTTCAGTAATATTAACTGTAAATAGGGTTTACTAACTCTGTTTGCAGCAATTAAATTTAATCTAATCAAATGAAATATGGACATCAGGAAAATAGCGATTGGTCCGGACTACAAGGGGGGTGCTATGCATTATATCGTTGGGCAAAAGGTTCTCAACGACACCAATGAAATACATCTAATCAAGTACGACGAGCGCCGACAATCAATTAAGATTTACATCATCAACCCCAAGAATGAGGTGGTGCTTTGGAAAGAGTTCTCTTCCACTATTCCTGTATCCATAGAATACAACATTAACTATTGATGCAGTCGCCATTCTATTTTATCGCAAGACCAGTTAAGGGAAGACGATACAACAATACCAAAGAGATAGCCGGTATTGAAGTGATCGTTAGCACATCGGAAGAGGACTACAAGTTCTCCAACCGGCAGGCTGAGGTCGTTGAAGTTCCTAGGGGATACCGAGGCCCCATCGTCCCCGGAGATATTTTATTAGTACACCACAATGTTTTCAAATTCTACAACGACATGCGGGGAAACCGCAAGAGTGGGAAAAGTTTCTTTCGTGAAGATTTATTTTTCATCGAACTTGACCAATTTTTCTTATTCAAACACGCAGATGTATGGCACTCATACGACAGATATTGTTTCGTCAAACCCATACCTGCAAAGCACTCTCACATATTCAAGCCGTTCAAAGACGAGCCGTTGATGGGGCAGATGTGGTATCCCAATGAATACCTACTGAGTAAGGGCGTCAACAAAGGGGACATCGTTTGCTTTCAACCCGAAAGCGAGTACGAGTTTGAAGTGGATGGAGAGAGATTGTATAGAATATTCGACCACCAGATAACAATTAAATTATGAACTTTATAGTATTAGACAATGTATTGATTGATCCCGATCTATACGTAAGGGACATCAACAAGCAGGGATTTATAGATGTCAATGATGGAGACAAGGTGTTCAAAAACATTCAGCCTCGTCCTAGCCACGATATGTTTGCTCGTATAGTAATGGCTTCTTTAGGGCCGGACTACGACGTGGCATTTAACTTTGTGCGTAAATCTCCCGAGGGGCAGGAAGAGCCCAACTA